GCCATTGTTTTCCTTTCTTTATGAGCGGGGTGCTACCCGCTAGATAGCACCCACTACTATATCAGATTTTACAATCCGCCATAGGTTGATTTACCTGCAACCCAATACATGAGGTCACCGGTTGGAGCATTACCTGCAGTCCAAGCAATAGAACCAGATGGCCCGAGAATTGCATTAGAAGAAGCAATGGTACCAATCCCACCAGCACCAAGAATCATGCCAAGATAACCGGTATTAACGGTTGAGTCAGCAAGAATGCCAGTGTTAGTATTGTAGATCTGCACGCCAGCAATTGTAGGAACTTGTGCTGTATTGCTTGCAAGTGCTGTAGCAGTATCTTCACCGAATGGAGTTACGGTTGGGAAATCAGTAGGCTCTTGAGCAATAGTTGGCCAAGTAAATGCTGTGTAACCAGTAGTATTGATGTTGATAGTGAAGTTATAATCATCAACCACAGATTGTACTATCGCTGCAACGCTTGAGCTTTGCGGGAAATAGTTATTGTTAAGTTGAGGATTCAACTGCGTCATGCCAGAAGTAGTAGGTATCTTAAAGCGCAATTCTTGACCAGGAGTCAAGCCGTGAGCAATAGAAGTACTTACTTGTGCATTAGTCGCTTGAGTAATGTTAGTTACATAGCGTAGACGCGGATAGAACAACGCTGAGTTGCCATTATACACGATACGGAATGAACCAGCACCACCAATAGCGCCTGGAGCTGTAGCAAGAGCGTTAGTAGAAGTAAGCAATGTGAACGTAGTTCCATTAGTTACGGTACCAACAACCATATCTACGCCGTTAACGTCAGTTTGTGCTGTCGAGCTCAATCTCACTACAGTACCTACTGAAAGGCCAGCAGTTGAAGAACAAGTCACTACCGGGCGCGTAGCGTTTGTTACAGCAGAGATTGTTACAGGGCTACCAAGTAATGGTTGAGCACCAACTGATTGTCCGCTTGGATCATACAGTGTGAAACCACCAGAAATGATAGTGTCGCCAGTAATAACTGCAGCAGTATTAGTATAATATTTGCAGATTGCAGAGCCGGCAGCCATTCCTCTTTGCCAGAAGAATTCTACACCAACAAACGCATTTGCAGTACCATTCAAATATGCAGCATCAGTTCCTGCAGTACCAAATTGAGTCCAGTTGCGCACTGTCATCCAGTCAGCATTAGACGGAATCTGAATATATGCAGGATTAGATTGTCCTACTTCAGCATTACCTGGATCAGGATTAGCCAATCCAATTGAAGACGCGGTGAAATAACCTTGTCCAATTATTGTAGTATTGTCCATATTATCTCCCTAAGCCAAAGTGCAACGAAGGTTCAGAACCCACAAATCATTTAAGATTCGAGGAACTTCTGCAAATTTATAACCGACTGAAGCATTCAATGCTAACGGTCCATCATAAATAGGCGGACGATATATGAACTGAGCTGAATAACCATCTTGCTCTACACAGGCGTAAGCCTCCATACCAACACAGAAAATGTTGTATACGTTTGCGCCAAGAGAAGATGCATTCAAACTTTGTGAACCAATAGATGAAATCAAGAAACGTAGGTTTCCAATTGCACCCCACTCAGAACGCAACGCATTCATTGGTGACGGATATTGGTTCTTTTGAATGAACCCAGTAACATTGTCCATATCTTTAGTTAAGTCAGTATGACATAACGCAAAGTATGCATCACGAACCGGAGCAGTACCGAACTTATCATCACCTTCGATGTTATCAAGAATGGTGTACGCATTGTTACCAAGTAACGCACGAACCACATCATCAACATCTGAACGAGTAAGTTCAGTTGGGTTATCACCATTCACACCAGCAGTACAGTTAATGAATGCTGCGGTTCCTGCAAGCATATCACGAGTAAGCTGATCTTCAGTTTGACGAAGTGACACGCCAAGACGTGCTGCACATTCGTTAAGAACTGGATCCTGGTTTTGTAAGGTAACTTGTTCATTAAGTATCACATATGTGCCATAGAATGAAATCTTAGCATCTATATCCACAGCAGTTAGATTTTGTGCTGGTGGAGTAACGCCAGTGTTTCCTAATGGAACCATTGCAGTTTGTAGTGGATTATATCTACGCATACGTAGAGTTGTACCACCATTTCTCGGCATTTGCTTAAGCATCGCCGGGATTTTGTGAATCATGTTTGGCACTGGAACCGATAACAGTTTATAGCTAAAGCTTTGCTGTACCGGTGCAGGCAAACCAGATGTAGTAGTAATTGCCATGAATTTCCTTTAAGAGAATGTTGATTAACATTGTCTTAGGTCGGACCAATTCCTAAAGGAGCTTTTGGGTCCTAATTTGTAGGCTAGACCAATTCCTAACTTGCTTTTGGGTCTAAGATGAGTGACATTTTAGATTCGC